TATAAAAGGAAATAGTAGATCGATCTAGATCTTACCGGGTGTACCGATAAAATGAGAAGTCGGCCAGTACTTTTCAGTTGGTTGCGGGACGGGTGGATCCATCAAATGTTTAATTGTATCGAAATAGCTTGGAAAGCTAGTAACATCGATAATAACATGCGACGGGACGTAGTCCTTAATGAAGCGCATTCCTTCGGGTAGACCATGAGGGTCTGGAGAAATATTGAGCTTAGTTAGAAAAGAATGGATTTCTTCGCAGATTTGGTATACGCGGGGGTGTGCACCACAGTTTGCGTATGCAATTCCGATTGAACGTGCCATCAAGGACTCATAGGTGAGTTTCCTTTCAGGGTGTCGGAGCATAGCGAGTAGTTGTAATTCATCACGTGTAGGCATAGAGCCTTTGTTCTTATAGCGTAATACTTCTGAACCTTCGAGGGAGGGGAGGATTGCAGATTTCTTATCACTCAGGGTTGAGTTAAAGTAGTAATTAGCATAGTGTTTGAACATGGTGATAAACCACGATCCAATCATAATGAATGGTAGCAGGACAGCGATTATAGAATCGTCGCCTTGTACCTTTATGAGGATGTTGTCAAGGTTGAATCCGAGTCGAGATAATATTGTAAATATCATTACGAGGTTGTAGACGGAGTCAAGGAGTTGGGTTTGGAAATAGCCTGAGAAGATGCCGGAGTGTTGGAAGCGGATAAGGCGGCCATCGGGCATTAGGAGCGGCGTAGTGAGGACGGAGTCAGTCATTTTGTTCCATAGATTTTCGAGTCTCGTAGGATCAGTGTCTGTTGTGTCGGGGTAGTCCACAGTTGGATAGTATCCATGTGTGAAGTCGAACATTGGACGAAAGATTTTCGAGTGAATATCTTTGATAACAGTGTGACGAGCGTCTCGGTCGAAGCCGGACCAGTCAAGCGTTATAACAGAACCAATATGGGGAAGGCGTTTCGCGATCGTATTGACGAGGCGATACCAGCCACCAGTAATAGTTTCATAGCCCCAAAGCATAGGTGATCGTTCTCCGAGGGAGAGGAGCCAGGCTTGGATTGGCCATATAAACATGAGTTCTGCCATCAGTGAGAGAGAGGGGGCGCCAAAAACTAGGCGAACTTTGTCAGGTTCATCCGATTCGACGAGGTGTTGACGGGCGAAGGCGGTGTGCCAATAGCGGAGGTCGTGTCCTTTGTCGTTAGTTGAGCGTCCATCTTTCCAGAGATGAATGTGTTTGCGGTTAATGTAGAACATTTCATTGTATAGATTGCGTTTCGACATGCGAGAGTCAATCATGGGAGGGTCAAGGGATTGGCCTTTGTGAGCTTCAGCAAAGAGATTGCGATAGTAAGGCTTTGTGAATGTCGATTCAGGTTGTCCGGATTTGTATCCTTCAAACTTTTGTTTGACATAGTCTTGCCATGCAGGGCTAGTTGCGAATGGAGCGCCAATGCTAGATGATAACGGCCATGGGTAGTGTCTGAGGTCAGAGAAGTGGACAGGTTGCAGAGGTTTTTCGGGTGAGAAAAGTTTCTGAATATGTTGGATTGCAGATTCGTAGTGAGCGTCTTTAATGACGGTGAATTCTGGTTGATCCATCTTGTTGAGTCCGTATTCTAAGGCGTCGATACTCCAATTGGAGCGGCGAAAGCCGTGGATAACGGTGTCTACCTCTTGAGGAGAGAGATACTTGTTAAGGGCGTGATCGACGACGGCGTTGTAGCTGTCGAGAGCAGTGGGGGAGGTGAAGCTGCCAGTGATTTTCTTGGCGAGCTTGGGGAGCCATCCGATGATGTTTATGTTCATCATTGTGTGTAGGTGTGTGTGTGTGT